TCAGTGCCACGGCGCTTGATGCCTGCAGCAACCTTCTGAATCCACTTTTCAGCCACGGCTTAGTCCTTACCCATGTAGTAGCCAGCCGCGCCAGCCGCGCCGTACTTCGCAAGGCTCTTGCCAAGCTTGCGCATCTTCTTGGGGTTGCGAGCAACCTTGCCCAAGCTGGACATCAGCTTGTTCGGCGGGGTCTTCATCACCTTACTGCCCATGCGCTTAGCACCCGAAGCAGCTTGACTAGCAGCCTGGCCCATACCACGAGCAATGTTCTTGCCAGCACTGCCCGCAATGCGAGCACCCTTGACTGCCTTAGAGGCCTTCATTGCGGCGACGCCCTTCTTGCCGTAACCCATTGCCTTGCCGAACATGCCCTTCATGACTGTTTCTCCTGGGGCTTGTAGCCCAATTTCCAGAGGACTCGAGCAATCGCGGTAGCGCTGTCCTCAACCACGCTCTCGTCGAGCTCTGGATGCAACGCATGCAGCAGCTCGTGCACAATCGTATCCAAGCGAAGGCGACCTTCAAGAGTCTCCTTCACCCGCACCACATAGCGACGACGGGAACGCCCCGCGTCGCAGTCGCCCAGGATCGAACGTGAGAGTTCGCTTGAAGAGACAAAGCGAAGATCCACGATTCGACCGCAGCTTTGGATGACCACCCTATTAGAAGGCATCGGGCATCCTCAGTAACTGGGCATCCCAGTCCTTCACGTTGAAGGGTGGGACAGCTCGCATGTTACACCGGATCAGGCCCAATGCAGCCCCCCACTGAGATGTGTCCTTCCGTCTCATCCACGTCGGCTGAAGTGGGCCACACGTGCCCACGTTCATGTACCACCACGGAAGCGGAATCGCAGCCGTGCGTCGGCACTGCGTGGGTGGTACGGGACGATGAGTGTGTCCACGCACGACCAGGCGATTGGAGTGCCCCCCACAGAAGTTCGAGAACTGAATCGCCTCTAGCTCGTCACTCGAGCGGCCGGCGTCAAATCCGTGAGTCAAGATCACGGGGCCAATCTCCAAGCAGCCTGACCGGTCCTTCCGATACTCAGTCCATCGCCAGTGCTTAGCCTCATCCGCAAAGGGCGCGACATGCAAGAAGTTGCTCACCCCCCTGAGCGCAGCCGGAATGCGACGGGGATCCGCAGCCTGCAGATTGTCGTCGTGGTTGCCCATAATCGCGTGAAAAACTGTCCCCCTAGGAAGGACAGATCGTAGGCTTGCCAAGAAGCTGGCCGCGTGCTTGTACTCGTCCAGCAGGTCGTGCTTCGATTCGTCGGGGTGCACGCTTGCGGCCGATGCCTCAAAGATGTCCCCCAGATGCACGAGATGGGTCACACCCTCCAGCGATCCCAGGGTGTCAAGCAGCCACCGATGGACCGTGGGGGGCGTAAACGGAGAATGCGTACAGGAGAGGACGGCAATGACCGCCTCTCCTGTACGCCTCTTCGTAAGTGGGGCTGCAGGCCCTCGCCTGACCTGCAGCCCCTTGCGCTTTCGGGCCACTTATGTGGACCCTCCAGGAAGATCGCTACCTAGCGATCAGCTCGAGTACACCTTGTCGTAGCTGCAACCCGTCAGCTTCAGACCAGCAGGCTGGTCAGGCACCAGCTGCATCCGGATCATTCCGGGCATCTGGACAGCCTCGGTGATGCTGGCGCCGTTGTTGGCAAGGATCGGCCACTTGGTGGTCGACATGCCGGTCAGGGCGGGCATCACGAAGTTGAACGGGATGAACGACTCGGCCTCAGCGAACGACTGCACGCCCTGCGGGGCGGGCGGGACGTACCGCTTCCAGTTGGCGCCACCCTTCTTCAGGCCGTAGACCACGCCGTCCTCGATGTAGGTCGAGGTGTAGCCGTTGTAGGTCTTGCCTTCGAAGGTGAACTTGAAGCCGTCCTCGCTGCCCTCGTTGTTGAGGGACGAGAGACGACCCGTGCGCTCCAGAGTGTACTGACCGATCTTCTGGGCCTCGTAGGCCATCCACACGCCGTCAGCGGCGATGAGGCAGTCGATCGTCTGGCCGTACTTGTTCTTCGCGGCATGGAAGCGGCGGATGTACTGGCGGAGCTTGTGCTCAGTCAGTGCACCGACGCTGGTCTGCCGGAAGCTCTTGAACTCCGGATGAACAGTCACATCAATCTGGTTGCTCGAGTCAGACTCGCCACCCAGCAGGATGTTGTCGTTACCACCACTGCCGAACTTCATCCAGCTGTTGATGCCGGCGAGACCCGTAAAGGCACCGCCTGCATTCACTCGGCTGTTGGCGTAGGTGATCCAGTACCGAGTCGTTCCAGCAGTACCGCTGGTGGATTCAGTAATGGTAGCCGTACCGTTCGTGAGCCACGAAGTTCCAGCGTTGGGCCCAGACAGAGTCACGGTTCCAGCCAGCTCATCCACCGCAGACACAAACACAACCTTGCGGGTCGAAAGCGTCTGGTTTGCAGCAGCACCCTGGCTATCGTTCAGGCGGATTGAAGGACCAGTGCTGTCGGTGAAGAGGTCAACACGCTGACCCACGTAGAAACGATCAACAGCACCATTCTCCGGGGTGAACTTCAGACGAGTTTCACCAGTCGGAATGCCGTTAGTTACGTTACCCGTGGTGGCCGTGTAGCTAACAGTCGCCGCAAGAGCGTAGCTGTCGCTCTGGCTCACGTACCAGTAGTTGCACAGCGTGTGGGCCATGTTCTGAGCAAAGCCCTTCAGCTTCGGGGCAATCACATCACCGATGAAAGCCGGGGTGGCCTCAGCGGTCATCTCGCCCAGAGTCACTGCAAGGTTGGTCAGCATGGCGCGCATGCCGATGCCCAGACGGTACGGCTTCTGAACCGGACCCTGAAGAGCATCAGGCCACACCTCGGTCGCGCTCTGCGTATACAGCTTGTCACCACGACCAAGAGTGGTCGTAGCATCGCCGTACAGCACAAAGTCGTTACGGGGACGAGCCTGCTCGATCACGCCGGTCAGACCGCCGCGATACACCTTCAGAATCTTCAGGTCACGACCGATCGCACTGGCCGGGCCCACGCCCTGCGAGGTCACGACGGTGTCGCGCCAAGCCGGATCGAGGGTGGGGAGGATCGTATCGACGTTCTTGTTGATGATCTCTTCGATCTGGTTTGCATGAGTGTCGAAGAGAGTTCCAGTCACTCCAAAAGGCATTGTTGTTGTTCCTTCGGTAAGGGGAAATCAGACGCGGTCAGTTCCCTTATCGAGGCCGGCAGCCAGACGACTCAGAACGTCTGAGTTGTATGCGTTCAGCTGCGTCTCGATGTCACCGGTCTTGAGCCCGGGCTTCCACTTGGGAGCCGGCACCGGCTTGCGGGAAACGAAGTAATCCGAACCGCTTGCTGTTTCCGGCGCCCGACCAAGACGGTTGGGGTCGCCGATTACCGAGCGATACTTGGCAACCACAGACTCCGTAGCCCGCTTTGCCTCTTCCGCTACCCAGGCTTCGTTGAAGGTGCCAGACGCATCTCGGCGCTGCCTCAGGAAATCCAGTGTCGTTTGACGGATGTCCCGTTCGATGGCAGCCCGTGCGTTCTTGGCGGCCTCGTCGCCATTCAGTTCGCGGAGCTTGCCCAACAGTGTACGGGCATCCTGAACTCCGTCAAGAGACCCATTGATCTGCTGATCCATGTGCTGACCAAGACGCTCCGCCTTGATCCGCCTGACCTCTTCCTCAGCAACCTGAGCGCGGCGCTGGGCGTCAAGGATCGACTGGGCCACAAACTCGGTGTCCTGGTCGTCCTCCTCTTCTTCGGTGTCCTGTCCCCCCACTTCGGGGTCCTCGTTCTCGTCAACCATCTCGTCCTCGTCTTCCTGGCCGCCTTGGGCCCAAGCGCCAACCTGCCGGTCAATCTCCTGCTCGGGAAAGCCGGCATCCCGAAGCAGCTGGCGAGCAGCCTCGGTCTTCATGTCGGCAGGAACGTCCTGCCGCATCACAGTCAGTGCAGCCTCTCGGAACTTTGACAGCTGATCCATCTGCTCGCGAGCCCTCTCGAGCTCCTCGCGCGCAGCTGCCAGCTCGCGAACCGGAATCTCCTTCCCCCCCACGCGGACGCTGGTATCCAGGTCCATGATGTTCGGGGTCGGGGTGCTGGTCTCGTCAGTCGTCTCCGGCGTGGTCTCGTCAGTAGCCATTGGTTACCTCTGCATTGGGGGCATGCCCGGCATACCCATTCCTGGGGGCGCGTTTTGTGGTCCCATGGCCATTGCGGCCATCTCGGGCGAGGGGACCTGTGGGGGCAGGGTTGCCCCCATGAACTGTAGCATCGACTGCTTGTAGTCAGCGAAAGCGTTCTGAACCTCGGGAGAGGCGACGGCCATCACTGGGCTGGACATGAACGATGAGAGCAGTCGCATCTGGATGTCGGGCCGCGCGGTGTGGGGGGTCAACACCACCTGACCAGGATCCTGACCGTTGCCGTAGAGCACCAGGATGTTCTGCACACCCATCTCGTAGGCCGACCGCTCCTCCTCAATCCACATCGCGAAGTCCAAGCCCTCCTTCAGCGTGAAGAGCTTGAAGGCATCGGGATCCATCAGGCCGGCGCGCAGGAGTGCCATGGCCTCTTCCTTGCGAGCCACCTCACTACGGGGGTTGACCTGGCGAACACCAAAGGTCAAGTGTCCAACGTGCGGAATCGGGTTCTTGTCAAACGACACGCTTCCGTTCTCGAGGTCGATGACTGCTCCCGCAAGATCAAGCGTGAGATTGCTCACAGGAATGGGCTTGGGGAACTTCACGAGATCCGCCACCGCGCTGCTCACGATCGAGCGGTACATATCCCCGAACGCTCGCTGAATGCCAATCGAGGGATTGGTCATCGCGCGGGTAATCTGCTCATCAAGGAACTGCAACCCGGTCGCACTATCCACACGGCCCTTCTCCTGGATCAGATCCTGGATCGGGCTGATCGCATGCATCACCTCACGAGCGAACTGGGCCACCTTGCCCGGAACGTCCCCCGCCGTGGTGGGCGTGATGCTGATCGGGTTGAACTTCTCGTTCAGGGGATCAGGCTGGTAGGCCATCACCCTCAGACCCTTACCCACCTCTCTCAAGGTGGTGCGCTCATTGAATGCACCAGCTGGCAGCACAAGCACGCCGTACCGGTCGAGGTCTCGCACGTTGTTGAACAGGCTCTTCATCATCTTCTCCGCCTCGCGGGAGATGCCAAAGAGCAGATCAAACATTCCGGCTCCGTAGAAGGTGCCGGTATCCATGAAGCGGGCCCAGCCCAGCGGGCAGTAGACCACACGGTCGGAGTAATCCTCATCCGACAGCACCACCTCGCCACACGTCACCACATAGCGAGCGCAGGTGCCCCGAGGTCCATCAAGCCAAAGTTCTCGCACTCGAGCGACCTTCGTGCTGATGAGGTTCGATCCAGCCGAGATACCCGTGGAGATGGCGCGTCCGTCGAACGGATTGCGAACGGCGTCACCGGGCTCATCAAGACCAGCATCCTGGATGATGTCACCCGGATCGGTTGCCCAGTACTCCATCTTGTCGAGGTTCTTGCGGATGAAGGCCTTGCCAAATCGCTCCTCAAGGAACTCCACCGGCACAACCCGCTGCCGAAGCATGCCCTGCTTCTTGCCGTGGTCCTGGTGCAGGGCGGGGAATGGGAACACCTCACGCGGATGCACCACCTCAAGATCGGCGGTGAGACCAACCGTGGGAACATCAACGAGGTGGCCTTGAATGCCGCAGCACCCCAGCGTCACGAAGTTATGCGCGAAGTCGCTGACCACCTGTGAGAGGTGGTTCTCCGCCACCAGCGAATCAGCAACCACCTGAGCAGCGGATCGCTCACGGATCATTCGCAGGCTGGTGCCCTGCCGCATGATCTTGGGCCGGAGATCCATGCTCGCGATTCGAGCCACCGTGCGGTCGATCATCGAGAGGAGCTCCTGCGACTGGAACTCCACATTCCCATCCTTGTCGAGGTAGTGGGGGGACACCCGACCGTTGTAGGGATCAAACACGTCGAATCGACGTGCGCCGTTCAGGTAGTGCCACGCCAGCATCCACACCGCACGGCGGTAGGAGTACCTCCCACGCTCACGCTCCGCATGCATGCGAAGCAGCCTCGCAATGTCGAGGGGATCCTTAGGAAGGCTGATTGTCTGGGCTGGCACGTTCCACTCTCCTTGCTACTCCGAGTGGCTTCCACTCGGTGGGGATATCGTCTTGCGAAATGTCAAACCCACCGGTGAACTCCGTGCGGGGCTCCTCAGAAGCAACCGGACGAACCGGCGGCAACCCGAAGTCTGAAGAGCCCCGCGTGTAATAGCTGCGTGCCATCGCTTCGTACAGGAAGTACGGGATGGTCACGTACAGGCTCTTTTCGTTCGTTTCGTTCGTCTCGTCAGACTTTGGAGCTTCCATCGTTTTCCTTGGCGATAAGGAGGTGGTTCACATCATCCGGGCTAAGTCTATTGAAATCAAGGGTGGCCAGGATCGGAATCCCATGCTGATCTGTGAGGGTTCCGGTTCGGAGGAGCTCGAGTCCCATGGGTTTCTCGGCATCTGGTCCCCCCACGGTGGGGATTCGGAACCGCATGATGATGGTGCTCATCGAGACGGTGTCAAGGTGGTCGTCGTGGCCCAGGCCGCCGTTCTTGGCTTCTGGGTTGAACTGCTCGATCTGGTCGAAGAGCTCTCGCCAGGGCTTCTCCATCTTGAGCCAAATGGGCATCTTGATGAGGCCATGCTCAAACCGGAACATCAGTGTGCTGATCTTGCCCTCCTTCTGCATCATGCCCACTCGCAGGGGCACGACTCGAGGGAGGTGGGTGGTACCGGTCATCTCGGTGGCCCGCTGGCGAACCAGGCTTTCGAGCTGCTGGTAGAGGGATGCGGACTCCCGGACCACCTCTGGGTGGATGGTGGGCACTCGCCACTTGTCAGCCAAGCGGAACACATTCTTGACCAACTCGACCTCGGGAGCCTTGCCAGCCCACATGTCCAGCACGAATAGGCAGTTCTCCGGGGTGGCAGCCATGACAGTTGCCACCTTGTAATCCGAGTCGGTGCCATGGGTAAAGGAGGTGTCGATGGCCATAAACAGGCGGCACTGCTGCAGAAACTCCCCTATGGGTCGGCTTCTGGTCTGCTCCTTGTCCCCCCAGCAAATGAGGGCCTTGGAGTTGTAGGGCTGAAGGGTGAACTCCAGGTCGGGGTTTTCCAGCCACCAGCCGTGAGCTTCTCGGGTCAGGACTGGGAAGTAGTTCTCACCGCTCTCGCCCGGCCGGCCCCGGTACTCGGCGAGGTAGACCGAGGGACCAAGACGCTCCTTGATCTCCTCGAGGGAAATGCGGTTCTTGAGCTTGGGGTTCCCACGCTTGGCGTCGCGGGTAAGAGGCCACATCTCGGGCCAGCAGGAGTGGGTCACGCCGTCCTTGTCGTACTCCGAGTCCAGGAGCATGCGGGACCAGAACTCAAAGCGGGGATCTTGGGCTCGTGGACCGTGGGGGGTCTGCTCCGTCTGCATGGCGTGCCATGCATAGTGACGGCGGGAGACGAAGGTGGCCAGCCACCGCACCGAGGTATCGGGACGCATAAGCATCGGCAGGATGATCTTGAAGAGCAGGGTCTCCACGTAGTCCCGGAGGACGCTCATGGAGGTGGCGGCCTTCGCGTCATACTCGGGGTCGTCTAGGACATAGCAACGTGGTCGGCCACCACGCTGCTTGCTGGAGGCGGAGATGGCGCGGAGCCACGAGCCGTTCTTCAGATACATCATCTCGAGGCCGAAGGAAGCTTCGCCTCGGCGAGGGGTGATGCGATTGTCTGGGAAGTCGGGGGAGAAGTCGTCGAAGATCCGCTTGTTGTCAGTGAGCTGGCTCTTGACGATCTGGGCCGTTTGCTGCGCGTTGTCGTGCGAGCTGGTGGCGTAGATAAAAGAGAAGGCCGGGCGGGTCAGCATCTGCAGAAGCATTGACTTGCGAATGCAACTGCTCTTCGCGAAGCCTCGCGGCGCGATCACGAGCGAAGATTTGCTGCTCGCCCATTCCTTGTAGATCGAGTAGTGACCGAGTGGGGTCGTCACCGGAAGGTCGTCGAAGAACAACGGATTGAAGTCCGCGTCCTCGTCCGGCCATAGATAGTACTTCTCGAAGAAGTTGAGGGATGAGATGAAGTCGATCGACCTCTGCTTGAGATCGTCGGTTGGAAGAAGCCACTGTCGTGCCGCATTCAATCGAGCGAGACGTTGCCCATCCTCAGTGAGGTCGGCGTAGTCTGCTGGAAGTGGGTGCAGTGGGTTGGCTGGCCTGCCCTCAATCCGCTTGAGGTCCATTGGCGAAGCGTCCCCCCAGCAGCAGGTCGAGGGTTGCGATACGGCAGAGCACCGTGATGCTCAACACCACGTCTCGGCTGACCAGGCTGTTATTGAGAATCACCTTCATGGCGTTTGCAGCCCACGGGCTGAGTTCGCCGTCTGGGATGAGTCGGGACTCCAGCTCGTGGCCAAGCTGCTCGGGGGAGCCTACCAGTTCGATCGGTTCCTTGAATGCGAGATCAAACAGGATCTGTCCGCCCGCCCTCGCCATCCCCAGGCGTCCCATCGTCCGAAGCTGATCCCGATGTGGAATCAGTGCTTCTTCGGTCTGACGAATCACCGGAGGGGAGATACGTGCTTGCATGACTGGGGCGATCTTCGGAGATGACATCTGGGAGTTCCTCTTGAATGCGAGAGACGATGCGCGAAGCGGTTAGCGAGACCTCAAGCTTGCGACCATCGGCTTCCTGGGTGCCTCGAATCTCTTGCATCGCGAGAAGGCCCGAGGCCATGGCTGTCTCGCGGAGTACAGCGCGAAGTCTAGCATGCGCACGCAGGGAGACGCTGGCGTCTGGATCCCTGAAGTGTCGAATGAGTGTAGCGATCTCCTCCTCAACCGTGAACTGCGCACGGTCCAATGCCCTGGCGACGGTGTCTGCCCGGTAGAAACTGGGCACGCCAGCAGGGACGATGGGGGCGAGGGATGTGTTGGGGATCTTCTTCATCAACGACCGCGACGCACCCGAATCCTAGCCTTCTTTGGCTTGACTGCGGGAATCGCCGGACCCTCGCGCAGGTCACTCCTGACAAACAGAGACTCCGCCTCTCGACGAAGTTCTGGTGCAACGGAGGTAGGACGAGCCGCAATCGGCTGGACTGCCGGCAGGGACTCCAGTTCGGCCACACTGAATCTTCGGGGTGCTGCCAGCGTCCGAAGCTGCTCCGGGGAGAATGGGACACGTTCGCTGCCTGGGGCTGGGGCAGGAAGGCGGGCTGGGGTAAGTCCCCCCACCTCGGGGCCCATTCGGCCGCCGATGATCGAGGTACGGGGTGCCCCGTCCAACTCGACGATGCGTGATGCGGTGCCTCTAGGCGGTACAGCTGCGGGGCGCCCAGTGATTCGTGCGAGGCCGGTGCGTGCAGACTGAGCCAACTCACTCGGGGTCAATACGGGCTCAATGCCCTTGGGAGCCATGACGCCACCACCCTTCAGCCGTTCAACCGGCTTGGTGGGCATCCGCCGCTGGATGTCCTCAGCTTCCCCCACGAGCGCCTGAACCGCCCGATTTGCTACGTCTCGTCGATAGATATCAAGAGCCTTGGCGCGTAGGACTGAGCGATCCGAACTGACTGGCACTCCCAAACGCTTCTCCAGCGTGCGAAGCTGCTTTGATGCCTTTGAGGCAACTTTGCGGTTGCCATCATTCTCCTGCACGCGAAGATCTTCAATGTTTGACATGAAAGACTGCAAGAAGTTGGACTGTGCTGTTCTTGCATCGTCTTCTGTGCCAAACTTCCCAAGAGAACGGGCTAGCTTGATTACGGCCATCTCGTCTGCCGGAGTGGCCTGGGCCGATTGAATCATCTGACTTGCACCACGAGAAACCCTAGAAAGACCACCCTTCAAGCCTGACTCTGCCTCAACTCCAGCGAGTTTCTTTAGGCGGGTCTCAATCTCCGCAAGAGTCTGCTCTTCGCGGGAGATCGTGGAGGCTCTCTGCGTTTCTGCAAGAATGTCGGCCGTGCGCTGGGCGGCGGCTCTCCCCAGGTTGACCTCGCCGGCCTGGCCCATGGTGACGGTGGCTGGGAGTCTGCGACGCAGCACATCAGCAACAACTTCCGGCGTGGCAGAGGCAGGGAGCTGTGGCAGCATGCGAGCGGTCTTCGAGTAGGAGCCCTGCCGCAGCGAGGTTCTCTTCTGGGGGTTCAGAGTTTGGATAGCCCCCATGACTGCTTCAATAAAACGGCTGGCGTCTTGCTTGCTCAAGAAGCCGGCGGCCTCGAGCGGCTTGAAGAACTGGGATTCCACTCCACCACCCCGCTTGACTTGGGTGGTCCCCCCACGGACTTCTCGGGGGATGTCACGTTGGAGCCCTTCGCGAACGCGAGACTTGAGCTGCTGTTCAGCTGGTGTGTCCTCGGGCGAGGGCTTGAGGCCCTTGGCGATTTCAAGAAGTTTTGAAAGCAGGAGGTCCCGCTGACTCAGGCTTGCGGACTTCTTGCCTCGGAAGGATGGGCGGTCGTCTCCTCGCTGCTTGGCAAACCGGCGTTCCTCTAATGCGCGTTCTCGGTTGAGTGGTTGAACGCCCTCGCGAGGCTCGGGTGGCAGGTCGGGGCTGGACGTGAGCTCTTCAAGCTTCTTGGCCGAGACTCTTCGGAGTGGCAGAGACTTTGCACCCATCTCCTTTGAGCGGGCCTTCTGGGTGCTCTGCGCTTCCTTGAGAACCTCTACCGTGGCTTCAACACTCGTAGCCTCCATGGCACGCTTTGCGGTGCTGGTGTCTAGCGAGTGGGCAACTAGAATGCCTCGAGCTTGTCCCGGCTGGATTGGGATGTACTTATCGCCCCTCTTGGCTGGGCGATAGATCGTACCCTGCTTTGTGTTGACCGACTCCACAATCCCCAAGTTCTTTGCGATCGCAAGAATTGGTGAGGAAGGGCTCTGCTTTCGGCCTGTGGGGTACAGCGCCTCAATGAGGATGCCGGCTCCCCGAAGTACGCGAGACCAGTTATCGCGGAATCGGTTGGAGATCTCGGTGCGGCCTGCCCTCTTGGAAGCTTTGGAGAGCTGGTCAAAGATGTCTGCGCCGTTGGCAAGAGCTTCAGCGTTGCCGGGGACGGGCAGAACATAGAGACTGCCCATCGCGTCGCCGTAGGAGGCGACTGGGACAAGGACCTTCGAGATTGGGTAGGCGTTATAGCCCTTGGGCCTGTGGCCCAGAAGCCACATCGGCTTGGTGCCGCGAGGTGGGGTGTCGTAGACAAACGTGAGATCGGATGCAGAGACGAATCGGGGAGCCTTGGGACCTCCAGATGGAATGCGGATCTTCACGTCTCGGCCGAGTTGCTGAAACTCCTTCTCCATCGCAACGAGGGAGGCGGGCTTCTCGGGGACGCGAGACTCGGGATTGTCTGGAGTTTCTGCCATTTTGCTTGACAATGAGAAGGCGTGAGCTAGAGTGCGGATCCCCGGCGCCTAGCCCCAGCTCCTGCATGCAAATGCCAGTCGAGCCGGGAACAGTTGCTGTAGATCATCAACACAATCAGGAGGATACGCGATGAAAGCGTTGACGCAACGTAACCCATTGGGTAGTGCAGAGCCGATGCATGTGGCAAGGAGTGTGCTGAGGGCTGGGTGGACCACGCCGCTTGGGCACAAGGGGCTTCTTGAGTGGAGGGGGGAGCCTTGGGAGTGGTACGGTGGCACGTGGGTGCGGAGGGATGCCAAGTGGCTGGACGAAGCCCTGTGGATGGCGCTCGAGGATGCGCACATTGCGGTCAGGACTGCAACAGGCATGAACCTGCGGAGGCTGGCTCCGACCATGGAGACCGTGCGGAATGTGGGTCAGGCACTGAGGGCGATTACGCGGATGCGACATGAGACCGCGCCGGCGTGGTTGGGTGCGGGCGAGGGTCCAGATTCACAGTGGATGGTCAGCTTTCAAGACGTGATGGTTGATGCCCGCACGTTGGAAACGTCCCCCCGCAGTGAGTTGTGGTTTGAGCCCCATGTGCTGGGGGTTTCATGGGAGCCGGATGCCAAGTGTCCGACGTGGGAAGCGTGTGTGGCGGAGTGGAGCGAGGGGGATCCTGCGTGGCAGGAGCTGCTTGCGAGGGCGATGGGCTACATGATGCTTCCGGATAGGGCGTTCCAGAGGTGGTTGTTGATGCATGGGAAGGTGCGGGGTGGCAAGGGCACGATCATGGGTGTCGTCAAGCAGCTGTTGGGAACGGCAGTGAAGAGTGCCAGTGTGGCCCAGTTGGCCCAGAACTTCGGGTTGTGGGGCCTGGAAAGTTCAAGAATCTTGAATGTTGCGGAGTTTGGTGCGGTGAATAGCAGGGAGGGTGAGTTGGCAGCTGCAACCCTGAAAAACATTGTGGGCGGCGATCCAGTGACGATTGACCGGAAGTACATGGAGCCGCTTCGGGACGTGCAGATTGCGGCGTTTCCGGTGGTCCAGAGCAACGAGATCCCCAAACTGCCGAATAGGGGGCAGGGTCTTGCGAGCAAGATGCTGGTGCTTCCGTTCACCAAGAGCTTCTTGGGCAAGGAGGATCTGGGTCTGGCGGCCAAACTGGAGGCTGAGTTGCCTGGGATCGCGGTATGGGCGCTGAAGGGCGCGCAGAGGCTGCTGGGAGAGCAGGACTCGGCTGCTAGGTGGCCACGGCCTAGGGCGGCGGAAGACGCGTTTGAGCGGTTCAGCGTGCTCAATGCCCCGATGCAGGAGTTCCTCGAGGCCAACTTCGAGGAGTGCGAGGGTGGGTTTGTGTCTACCAGCGTGATCTGGGCTAGGTGGCAGGAGTGGAAGAAGACGAACGGGCTGAGAGAGGAGCTGACTCAAGCGAAGTTGCTGCATCGGATCGTTGAAGAGAGCAGCTGGATGCTGGGGAGGGCCCGTTTGGGTAGCGAACGGATTAGGGGTCTGAGGGGCCTAAAGCTGTGCTCGGAGTAAGGGCATATAACTCAAAGATGGCGAGTTCTGGATTTGAAGTTATATGCCTCAACTTTATCGGGCGGTGGCGATATTGGGTTAGAAACGGGGGTGGTTTCAGTGGGGTGACCACCTGTGACCACCTCCGTCCACAACTGGTGGTCTAGGTCCCACCCAATGTTATCATTGACGGTTTAGGGGGGTGACCACTATGACCACCTGTATAGAAAAAGTCTTTATGGCTATAGTGTTCCTAGAAGGACTTTGTTGCTGGGACGTGGTCAGCCTGGTCACCCTGGTCGGCTAGCTCCTAAAACGCTTATGGCGGCCCAAAAACGCGTATGAGTAGGGGTGGGGGGCGACCACGTGTGGTGGTCAGGTGGTGGTCAGGTGGACGCCGGCCGAAAATTTCCAGAGCGGTGGGGTCTTTGTAAGCCCACGGCTCGCTCAGTTTGGGGGCCGGCCCCCGTTGGCCTGTGCGCACACCAGACCGCCAGACTCTGACCTTCGGCCATTGAGGCCTGCGGTCAGACCACAGCCAGCGGCTAGCCGGCCCACACGATTCACTCAATCCTGAAATCCTCTTGCTCCGGCTAAATGCTGGTTGCCCCCCGAGTGCTGGTGTCGGGGTTGCAGATACAGCGTGCACTGTGCACGTCTGCTGCCAGCCCCGCGACTACCTCCTTTGCGTCTCAGACGCGAGGTTCACCATGCGTAACTCGTTCTCTGCCATCGTCGCCGCTCAGGCTCGTGCCGCTCTCCCGGTGCTCTCCGAGATCCCGGACGCGGCCCTCCGGAAGCCCCTCGCATTCACGGTGACCGGCTGCTCGGAGACCGCCAAGGGCGAGACTGTGCTCAACGGCACCGTCACCCACGGGAAGACCGTCTTCCGCGCCGCGATCTTCGGGATGTCCGACATCCTCGAGGCTCTCGGCGGTGCGGAGCCGAAGGTCGATCTCGTGCTCAACCTCCGGTTTGAGCGGAACGCCCGTTCGAAGGGCGTGTTCTTCGCTCGCACCCGCAGCGAGTCGGTGACGCCTGCTGAGGCGGCCGCCATGGTCGACACGATCGACTGACCCACGCGGGAGAGGGGGTAGACCTGGCTCGTTGCTAGGTCTACCCCCATCCCATTTCTACGAAAGGAACGCCATGTCAGCCATTGAGATTGCTATCGCCCTGGTCCTCGTCGCCACCATCGTCGGCATCGGACTCCTGTTCGGTGCCATCCACAGCCCCTCTGCCCGCAAGGAGATGGGAGTCCGCCTCCAGGACGACGACTTCGACTGGATCGACCCTCGCGACTGACCCACGGCCAGGCAAATGCTGGTCGTCCCCATGGCGTCGGGTGGGGTGAGCGCGTTGCTCGCCCTGCCCACGCCACTCATCTCTCACACAGGAGACACACGTGACACAATCTACAGCTACCCCCATCACTGACTCCGCCTTCGCCGGCGTCCTCAAGCACGCCTCGAAGGCGCTCTTACAT